TAATAATTCAATATTTTCATATGTTATTTCTTTTTTAAAAATACCTCTTAAATCTTTAAAGTACTCTTCATAGATTTCTTCTAAAATTTTTGTAATTTCAGCATACATAAAAATATCTTCAGAGCGATAAACCATAAAGCTTGAATCAGAAAAAATACCATAATCATCAATGTGAAAATTTCTTATTCCTCCAGTTCTTAAATCTGGGATAACAAGTAATTGCATTTCTCCATAAAAATCATTGAATTTTATCCCGTATATTGTTATTGCTTTAAAGATTTTTTTCTTTGGGAATAAGTCTCCCCAACGTTTTTCTTCGTTTCCAACAGTTATGAAAATTTTTGAATTTACATTATTTATTTTGAATTTTTCAAGTTTTTTTATTATTTCTTTTTCCTTGCTATAAATAAATTCCTCTAATTTATCATATGCAGCTTTCTTTTTCTTCCTTTTGTGTGCAAGGATTTGCCTTTCAATTGCTTTTCTTATTTCTCTATCTTTTATCATTGTTATTCCTTATTAAAACTGCTCAACTGTTCTATTTTCTCTTTGTTGTTCAGCTTTTCCTGTATTAATTTATCTATTTCCTTGTCAATTTTGATATTTCTGTCTTCCAGTTCGGTTATAATCTGATATTTAGTTTTCATATTTTATCCTCTCCTCTTTTCTACCATTCTTTGAGTTGGTAGATGAAATCCTAGATGAACTGTTCCAAGTTCTCCACTCCTGTTTTTTCTGACTATAAATTCAACTTCGGAATTAACAATATTTTTCTTTTCCTTGTCGTAATAGTCTTCCCTATGAAGAAAAGCTACAACGTTACTTGCCTGTTCTATTCCTCCTGAATCTCTCAAATCAGACAGTATAGGTCTTTTATCAGTTCTTGCTTCAACTCCTCTATTGAGCTGAGCTAGAATGATAATGCAAGTGTCCAGTTCTTTAGCTAAAAGCTTTAATCTATTCGACATATATTCAACTTCAAGGTTTTTGTTCTGATGTCCGTAAGACTGCATAAGAGTCAAGTAGTCTATTACGATTACATCAAATTTTTTTCTTTGATGTAATCTTCGGATCTGATTAACAATTCTCTTGAAGTCAGGATTTTCTACGTCTAAAATTTTTAAATTCATATCATTTAAATAGCTCATAGCCATATTAATTCTAGTTATTTCTTCATCACTTCCAGTTTTTCTTTCAACTTTTCTGTATTCAACCCCTGAATTTATTGCAGCAAGACGATTTATTATTTGTTTTCTGCTCATCTCGAGATTTATATACAGTGCTGGCTTTTCTTTTGCTACACGATACACAACATTTAACCCGAAAGCCGTCTTACCCATTGATGGTCTTGCCCCTACTGTTACAAGACTTCCTTTTTCAAGATTAAATATTTCGTTTATTTCTGAAAAAGGAAAATTAATAATATTTTCTTTTTTCCCAAGCTCCTGATACCACTCATTAATCAGGTCTTTTATGTCATATTCCCTGTTTTTGGAATCTCCTGAATTTTCAACTTTTTCAATCACTTTAAGAATTTTTTCAAGCTTTTTATCAAGATTTTCAGAACTCATTAAAATTTTTTCAGTTTCTTTAGTTAAAAAATTTTCTTTTGAAATACTGATAAGTTTTTGAACTGCCGTACTTATCACAACTATTTCATGATTATCAATCATATCTAGCAGACTATCTATTTCCCAGTTCAGTTCAGCTATATCAAAACTACCCTTTTCAAGAAATTTATCCGCCATTTCTTCATAAAGATTTCCCAAGTCTTTATCAGAAAAGTTTATTTTCTTAAGTCCTATATCCAAAGCTTCCTGCATTTCTTGAGGAAAAGTCAGAAGTCTTCCAATTATTTGATACTCTAAAGTTGAATTATCCGTTGTCGAATTCACTGAAATCATACTCCTTTGCTATCTGTTCTTCTGTTTTTAAACTAGGTGTTTCCTTTTTTTCAAGCTGTTCATAAGTCCCAGCTTGAATTTTGTAAATATTTTCTATATCAAAGAATTTTTTAAAGAAAAGACCAGGATTCCTATTTGCACTTGTTTTCAAATAGTCATTGTTAGTTATATAATTCAAGGCTGTAATAACTTTTTCTTTCCCAAAATGATTAACAGATTTAATCATTTGAGAAAATACTGACATTAAAATAATTTCGACTTGATTGGTCGGTTGGTTGGGTATTATTTTTTTAATCTCAGTTATCATTTCATCAGCTAGAGTTTTTTTATAATCAATATATTTATTATTTAATCTATCATCATCTATATCTTTATCTATCTCTTTCTCTTTCTCTAGGGTAACGTTTTTGTTACACTCTGTTACATCAGTGTTACATTGTAACGCTTTTTTATTCTCTCTATGTTTTCTAACCCTTGCAGCTGCTGAACTTTCACTTCCTGTCGACTCGATAACTTCTGGAAGTAAAAATTCATTTTCTGATAAAGTTTCTATAAGATTATTTTTTTCTAAATACATCAAAGTAATTTTTACATTTTCTGCATCTTCGTCTAATTCAAGAGCCATTTCCTCAGCAAAATTTTCTTCTACTCCCTCAAAAAATAATTTTCCATCGTTTTTCATTGCCAAGAGTTGCAATTTTAAATAAATAATTGTATATGTATCTCCACCAGCAATTTTTCTTAATTTTTTTATTACCCTCTTGTCAAAAAAATCCTCTTTTAATTTCAACCAAAAATATTTTTTTGCCATTTTATTCCCTCTTTTCTCTGTTTACTTGCTTTTAATATGCTAATATGTTATAATTAATACATAAATTAAATTATAAAACCCAATGATATCGGACTTTTGTCCGATTTTTTTATTTTCAAATCACCACCTTTTTAATTATCAAATTTAAAAATCATTTTAAAGAAATTGGCGGACAGTATCGGACTCGAACCGATAAAGCGTGTAAACGCTCACAGTTTAGCAAACTGCTGCCTTACCATTAGGCTAACTGTCCAAAAACAACTGGCACAAGTTAAAAAGAAATCAGAATCAAACAATAAAAATTTTATAGGAGTTTGTGCCAGCAAGTTTTTAACGACTTTAACTTCTGTCGTGATGTTATAGCTCTCCAATGCTCCCTTTCCGTTTTATCGTAAACGGTTGTTGAATTGTAAACGCTCCACTTGTTTTCATTTTAAAAATAGAAAATTAGGATTTAAAATTAAAAGTTTTAACGAGTTACTTCTCTCGATGTTTTCGTGGCAATCCTCAACAAAAAGAGCATAAAAAAATTATAATGTCTTAGCTTGGGACATTAACTCTTTTATTCTGTCTTTTTTATTTTGCATAAAAGCCCGTCTTATATTTTCCCTATTTGTCTTGTATTTGTTGACAAATTGGCTTATTGATACTTTTTTTCTGTAAAGAATATTTTTAAAAATAATATATTCTTCACTTTCCATTAAACTATTTTTTTTGTTCATAACTTTACCTCCAACATAAGTATAATACCAAACGTGGTAATTGTCAATAAAATTTTTAAAAATAAAAAGACTCGGTTAAGAGTCTTACTTGTAATATTCTATATTTTTAAATTCTCTAATTTCTTTTGTCAATTTGTTCCAATCCTCTCCTGCACCTTGAAAATTAGTTTGAATCACTTGCAAATTTTGTTCTGTCATTCCATTTTCCATAAAATCTTTTAAAGCCAAATGAAAATTATCTTTCATTGTATAAGCTTCAAATGCACTATCTAGCAAACCATCACAATTTAAATCAAAAGCTGGATTATAAGTTTCTACACACTTATAACTATCTATTTTTTCTAATACTTTTGAAATTTGTTCAGAAGATTTTTTAGAATATCCATATGCTTTTTCAAAATTTCCATTATTAAAAGCTTCAATTGTTTTATTCCATAAACTCATATGATCTTCTTTTAAAGTTTCTAATAATTCCAATATTCTTGCTTTTTCTTTAACAACTTTCTTTTTTATCTCCTCTTCTTCCACTTTTTTATCTGTTGTTTTTTCTTCTGTTTTTTCATTATTTTTAACAACTTCTTTCTTTTCTTCAACTTTAGTCTCTACCTTTGTTTTTTGTTCAGTTTTGCTTTGTGACATAAAAATAAAAGACAGGATTACAAGAAAAAAGAAAATAAAAATTGTTCCTTTCTGTCTGAGTGTTCTTTCGCTTTTTATTTCTTCATTAGCTTCTTTTACTGACATTTCTTTTGTATATTCTTTGAACTTAATTAACTCAATTATTCTGTCTTTAATAAATATTATCCCAAAAAAGATACTTAATATAACAATAAATGCTGCCATTTCCTCAACTCCTTTAAATTTTTAATATATTATACCTCATTTGAAAGAAATTTCAAAGAAAAAAGAGCCGTTAGGCTCTCAATTCGTCTCTCCATTTTTCTCTTTCGCTCCAACTTAGTAGTCCTATTTTCTCAAATTTCAAGGCTTCTATTTGTTCCTGATTTATTTTTTTTGTATCATTATATATAATTATATTTTCTGTTTTTCTATTAACATCTTGAATATCTTTAAAACTATACATAGTTGATTTCAATCCTTGGCCGTTTAAATCGTTCATAACTTTTATTAGTCTTTCTTCATGTTTAGAATTTTTATTCAATAAAAAATCAAAATGATGTTCCAAATTGCTTTTCCCACGTAAATTTATATTAGGACTTGCATATATCTGATTTAATTCAAAAAATTCTTTAACATCTTTTAAAAAATAACTTTTAACTCTGTGGCCAACTGTTAAAAACATATCATCAATAGATAAAATGCCTTGAATGAAAGTATGTTTATCTTGAGAAAATTTCAACAGGCTTGTTCTTTTTATTATTTCTTCATCACTATTTATTTCTAAGCCATAAACTCTTAAAAACTTTTCCATTGTTTCTCTCCTTGTTTTTAAATTAAAGCCAGAAATATATAAATTATTTAGTACCTCTCCACCATCAGACAGAATTATATTTCCATCTTTTTCAGTGACATAGATATCTATCAAATCAAAATTAGAAAAAGTAAAAGGGGTATGAATGATTGAATATCCGTCTACTTCTTCTATTTTATAACCTTGTTTTAGCCATTTGAAATATTCGTCTATCATTTTTTTTACATTCATGCCTACCTCCTTTTAAAATAATTTCAAATTTTCTATTTTAGGTTCGTATAGTATTTTTTCTTTTATTCTTGTTGTTTTACCAAAAAAGTCTAATATCTTTTCTATACTTTTTTCAGAAAAAACTTCATATAAAGGAACAGCCCAGCTATCTTCTTTTTCAATATCTGCTAATGAAAAATGTACATGAGTTTCTTCAATGAACTGTCCTGAATATTTGTCTAATAAAGGTATCCCTGTAAGATAATCAGGATTTTTATGCCGACCATTTATATCTATCCTTTTTAATATAAAATTATCTTTTAAAATTGTCATAGTCTTTTTTTTAGGATCCTTATTTGTAATAAAAACTAATCTAAAAAATTCTCTATTTTCAATTTCATTTTTTAGAAAATATTCTTTTTTCCTTTCACAAGTGAATATTATTTTTTCTTCATTTTGTTCAATTTTTATTACTTCAAGCAATCTACTTATTTCTTCTTGAGTTATGTTTTCCATATTATAACCTATCTCTCCTTTTTTTTCCACAAATTTCTTGTTTTTTCCAATTATTTAACCAAACTACAGTTTTATTTTCCCTATTTTTCTTTTTAGTATTTCAGTAACAACTCCTACTAGAATTATTTCATCTCCGTTTGTTACTGTTATTGGAGCATACATCTGATTCAAAGAATGAAATTCGGGCTTATAGTTGTTAAATTTTACAACTTTGACAAATCTTTCTTCATTTATTTGAACTACTACAGGATAGTCAACCAAGAATTGCCATTCTGTTCCTCTTTTTGAAGTATCTACCATTATTCTGTCCCCATCGTAAAATATTGGTTCCATGCTTTCACCGTACACTCCTATTATAAAACTGTCTTTTGGTACTTCAAAATCTGCAGGCAATATAAATTCTTCCATTACCACATCATAGTCTAAAGCTCCTGTCCCTGCACTTGCCATTCCATAAACCGGCAAGGTTACATATTTTGGGGTATTGCTTTCAACTTCATAAACATTTGACTCCTCTTTTAATCCCGATACTCCGTTCATTTTTTTAAAAGACAAATCTTTTAAAGTTTCAGAAGAAACTTCTGGAATAAAGAGCATATTCAAAAAATGAGATGGATTGATATTAAAATATTGTGCCAAAGCTGTTACCTGAAGAGGATTTATATAATCTTTTTTTGCAGATTCTATTCTTGAAATGTCTGCTCTGTCAATTCCTGTTCTATCTGCCAGTTGCCCCATAGAAATGGATTTTCTTGTTCTCAATTCTTTTATTTTATTTCCAAATTTTATAGCTTTTTCTTTTTCTACTTTCCATTTATCATTTTTCTTTTCCATATTTATTTCTCCCTTATTTTATAGTATATTATACCACATTTTGTGGTAATTAACACATAAAATATATAATTTTTTTAATTTTTTGTTGACAATTGACACATTATATGATAACATTAGTTTGTAAACGAAAAACTTATTTTTTTTATAAAATTACGTGGCAATTAGCAATAGTTTTAATTGAAAGTTGCCAATAAAAAAAGGAGCGAACAATGACAGAAAGAGAAATAATAATAAAAAAATGGGCAATGCAAAATTGCTTTGGTTATCCACAGCAAGGCATAGCCCAAATGGAATATTATGGTTGGGGATTTGAGAGATTGAAAAATGAAATTCCTGACATAACAGAAGAAGAATTAAAGGGCTTTGAGTATTCAGGAATATACGATGAACACGAATTAAGCCCGTCAGAATATGGAAATGAAAAATTACAGAAAATCATAAAAAATTCCGACATGATTCACACTGTGTCAAAAATTAAGTGTGTGATTGTTGGGAAAATAGCTTAGGAGGAAATATGAGTTGGAGATGTAAAAAGTGTGGAAGTAAAGACAATATCACAGTCGTGGAAACGATAAATTATCATAATTGTAAACTGGACAAATACGAGGAAGTAATAAATTGTATTGATGAAACTACAGACAGAGGTTATTGGTGTGAAAATTGCAATAATGAATCTGGAGAGTTGGAAGAACTGGCAGAATGGGAGGAAGAAGAATGAAGAAAAGAAGAGCATTATCTAGCATTGGAATAATATCAGTATTTGCAACTTGTGGTGCAGAAAATATATTTACAGCAGCAATTTTAATGAGCGTAGCTTTATCTTGCCTATATTTTGGTAAAGCTTTCAGCGAAGAAACTTGGGGGTAGAAAAGATGTCAGAAAATTTACAAGATAAATTTTTGGAAACTCTGCATGATTTAAGCTTATCAATAGCTTATCTCAGAAATAGCACTTTATTGCCTTATGAGACAAAGCTTATTGCAAATCGATGCAAAATTAGTGAGTCTGAAGTATTCCATGTGCTTGAGACAGCTAAAAAGGAAAAATGGACATTGAAAAAATAACAACAGTCAACTGATAGTTGATAACCAGTGAGGAGGAATTAAAATGAGCAAATATAAGATAGAATTAAAAATTAAAAGAGAAGATGACATTATTGATTTAGTAAAAGATTACGGATATACAGAAGAGGAAGCGGAAGAAATATTGCAAGATTCAGAAAGGCTTGATGAAATACTTGAAGAATGGATAGCAGATAATTTAGACGCAGGTTATAGCATACTTGAGGAGGAATAATGCAATACAGAGAAATAAGCTATTCTAACGAGGCAGAGTGGCACAGCATAAGGCAAAAACATATTGGCGGATCAGACTGTTCAATAATAATGGGGCATAATCCCTATAATGAAGATATACAGGAATTATGGCGAATCAAAACAGGGAGAGAAAAGCAAAAAGATATAAGTAATGTTCCAGCAGTAAAAAATGGAATAATACAAGAACCATATTTAAGAGGAATTTTTGAGGCACAGTATCCTGAGTTTAAAGTAGATACACTTGAAAAAACACTTGTATCCTTAAAATATCCTTTTATGTCTGCAAATTTAGATGGTGTGCTAGAGGATAAGACGAGTAAGGAAAAGGGAATACTGGAAATAAAGACAGCACGATGTATGAACTGGAAACAGTTTGAAAAAGATTGGAAAAATGAAGTACCATTACATTATCATTTACAGATTCAGCACTACTTAGCTGTAACTGGATGGAAGTTTGCAGTACTATTTGCAAATATAAAATTAGAGTGGACTGATGAAAGTATTCTGAAAAGGTTTAACATTGAACGTGATGAGGATGATATAAAAGAAATTATAAAAAAAG